TACATCAGCTGCTGAAATCAAAGCAACGCCAGGATTGAGAAGAAGAATTATTACAAGAATAGAAAGATCCAAAAGAACAAGAACACCAGGTGGTAGACCTATTATTTTTGGTAAAGCGTATGCTTCAGATAAGAGAGGTAAGGGTTTACAAATAAATCCATTGAGTAAAAAAGATAGACAGAAAATACAAGATGAGATATCTCAGTCAGTAAGAAAATTTCTTAAACGTAGAAAAGATGAACCAATGGGTTACAAAAGAGGTGGTATGAAAAAGATGTTAGTTGGTGGATTACTTACAACAGGTATAAAAGGTGCTGCCAAAAAACTTTTTAAATCAGGTAGTAGAAAGACACAACAGATAGTAAAAGAATCAGGTGTCAGTAGAAGTGTTGCTAAGTCAGATGTTAAATCAGGTATAAGAGATCAATTGAAAGCAGATTACAATGTTGTTAACAAAAAATTTCAGGCAGATAAAAATAATAAATTTATAAGAATGAAACGTAGAATTATTATATCAGATTTAAACAAACTGAAATGAAGAAAAACGCACTCAAAACAGAACTAGAGCTTACACCTAAACAAAAAATGTTTGTAGAGATTATGGTGTCAGAACATGGATCTATTACACAACATGAAGCTTACAAGAAAGCTGGGTTTAGTGCTGCTAATGAAAATAGTGCTAAGTCATGTGCATCACAATTATTGAACAGAAAAATAAACCCACATGTTGCAAAATATTATGACAAAAGATTTGAACAAGAAGTAAAGAAATATACAGGGGATCAGTTACGAAGATATAAGAGATTAGAAAGAATTGCAGATAAGGCAGAGACAGACAAACAATATGCTGCTGCCATAAATGCTGAATACAGATCTGGCCAACTCGCAGGTCAATATGTTGATAGGAAAGAAGTTACAGTAACTGGTTTGGAGGGTATGTCTCGTGAGCAACTTGAAAAGAAATTGGAAGAGCTATCGAAAAAAATCGATGGGCACAACGCCAAGACGATTGAAGTTGAAGCAACAACTATCGAAAAGTAGCTGGTCAGAATTTATTAAGTTGTTCAATGCAAAACATAATCCAATGATGACATCAGTTGGAGTAGTAGAGGTAATAATTGATGAGAAAGAAAATAGCGATCCCAAAGAAAGTTAAGTCAGAGATTGACAAGTATCCTATGGTATCTGTCGAATGGTTTGATATTGTTTCGGACTCGAGTTGGAGTACATTTGATCAGGTCAAAAAAGCTAAGTTAGCCACGTGTATCACCAAAGGTCATCTCTTATCTCAAACTAAAGGTGTTACAAGATTGTTTGGAGATTATTCATTTGCAGACAATGGTAAGGAGATTGAATCAATTGGTAATACCACTATCATACCTAACTCAGTGATTAAGGAAATTAAAAAGTTAAGTTAATATGAAAAACGAAAGTGCCTTGTGGAATAAAGTTAAAAAGAACTTAACTGAAATGTTTTTAACACGCATAGAATCTAGCACTATCAATGGTATTCCTGATATTCATGGTGTTGCAAAGCAAGGAATTTTTTGGATAGAACTTAAATCAGATCATGCTAAATATCCTAAACTAAACAAGTGGCAAATAGTGTGGATTAATAAATATGTTAAAGCTGGTGGAGTGGTATTTATACTCCATGAGAACTTGGGCGAAGCCCTCTCGAAGAGACGCCTTAGACTGTACAGACCGGTGTCCGCGTTCACGGATCCTCGTACATTGGTTCCCTCGTTCTCGTTCTCGGTCACTGGCCAATGGCCGGACCTGCAGCGTGCCATCCTTCAGGAGCTGGTGCAGCGTGATCCTGAAGCTCGGGTGGCTTAACCTCGCTCTCGTTCCCTGGCTACGTTACATTTTTACCTCTTTGTTAGCGTAGCCTGGGAACCAGCAGCAGGATCTCGTTCCGAGATCCCGTTTCTCGTTCTCGTTCCTCGCACCAAAGCGTACCCCCCGTGCAGCACGCTGGGGACGCCAGACTGGCTTCAGGAGAAGTTGCCGTTGACAAAGTTCAACGGATCGGTAATGTCGGAAAAGGAGGTAAAACATGGTGGATTTAGATGCTGAAGCATTAGACTTCGTTCGAAGCTCGAACAAATCTCGCACATACAACAAGAAATTAGATGAGCTCCAGCAGCAGGTGAAGGGGCTCACCACGCTGGTAGAAGCTGTGGTACGCGAACTACCCGTGGAAAAGAAGTGGTATTACGAAGAACGCCTGAAGAGAATCTCGAAAGAAAAGGCTTGACATGTATCCCATCAGGTCTTATGTAAGACTGGCAGCCTGAAGCTGCAGTAACTTACAAGGAGAGCTACATGAAAACTAAACTTCGAACACTAATTAAAGATCTTAATGCAAAGAATGCACCACCGGATGGATGGTCCCCGAAGGACCGCGTGCAGGACAAACCTGAAGCCGGCAAAGTATACGCTCTGACCGGTGGCCCGGGCTCGCGCTGCATTGCAAACGGTAACAGCTGGAAAGAATCGGAGGTCTCGCCTGAGCAGCAGGATCCAGGAGAAGCTACGTGACAGTAGTTCTCGTCTGGCTGGTGATGCTGTTCCTGTTTCCCTCATTTACGATGATAGCTACCAGCGTGCTTCTACTCTCGCTCGTTGGAGTCTTCGGCTAATGCCTCGCCTCGTTCTCGGCCAGAAGGGCACGTGCAGCTGGATCCAGGCAGCACTGGCTTCCCAGCACAGCAGGTAGAAGTTCGGTAAGAGGTGTGGGTTTCTAGTTTAGAATAATTCTAAAAGATAGTTGTTGCATTGATAGGTGGGATTTGATAAGAGAGGCGATAAACTAACAAGGAGGAAAATATGGGTTTAGACCAACACGCACATTTAAGAAATCATAAAGTGAATTGGGATAAATACTTCGAAGAAGATAAAGAAGAATGTAGTAAGGTTTTCGTTTGGCGAAAACACGCACGACTTCAGCAGTTCATGGCAAAGAAGTGGGCAGAACAAAATCCAAAGGTAGAAGTAGAGGGTGCATTGGCACATCTCGGATTTAATGCTGACCAAGACGCACCATGTTATATGACAGAAGAGGTCGTCAGGGAGTTGGCAGAACAGATAGAGAAAGGTTTCGCTGACTATCACGCAACAGATGGATTCTTTTGGGGGCAACAATTCCAAGAGGAGAGTGTGAAAGACTACAAAGAGCAGGACATTAAATTCTTGAAATTCTGTGAACAAGCAATCAACGAAAAGAAAGTCGTTGAATATTGGTGTAGTTGGTAATGGCACAGGATAGAAAGCGAGGCGACAATGTCGCCTCGCCTCGTTCTCGGTTGGAAAAGGAAAAGAAAGACAAACCAATCAAGACGGGGGCTGACGCCCAGCAGGAGTTCACTGACGCAATAGAGAAGTTGTTCAGTACAATAAACGCACAACTAGAGGTTGAGCCAAATGTTAATTCCATTATTGATAGACTTAATAAAAAAGATAAAAAAAAGTTAAATTAGTTCTTGTAATGGGAATTGATAGGATATAAAAAGATAGGGCATTTTATAAAAAATGCATAACTTAACAAAGAGGTAAAAATGCAAAAAGCAAAAAAGCTAAAGCAAGAAGAAAAAAAAGTAGTTCTTGCATATGCACAACTAAAGCTAAAAGCAAATAGACTATCTAAAGAGTTAGACACAATGAAACAGAATGTTGTTGATGTCTTTGATAGATCAAATCAAAACTTAATCATTGTTCAAGATGAGCAAGGCAATAGTTTTGGATTACAAAAAATAAATCGTAAGCGAAAGAAATTTGAAACAGCAAATTTCAAAATTGCTCACAATGATTTATTCAACAAGTTCTGTACTGAAATTGAGTACAGCGAGTACAAAGCGATTGGTGGTACTGATGCCTAATAATGATTTAATCAATATTGCTAATGTGCTTAGTACTAAGCTTAATAACAATCAACCAACATCTTTAGCAGATATGGTCATTGAGAATGGACAAAAGAAACAACTCAATTATGAGATTATGTTTCAGTTGCTAATGGGCGAATGTGAAAAACACATACTAGAAAATGTTGGCAATCCTATTGTTGATGAGTTTAAGGACAATGTATTAAAGAAATTTAGTACACTAGTTCAAGCACTACACACACAAGAATAATAATAAACAAACCAATGGCGCAGTCGCGCCATTGGTGTATCTAGAAGGCTCATACGAGCCACAAAAATCAACAGCAAAAATCCACAGCACCTTCCACGCACATCACCCCCAGAAGCACAGGCGCGAGGCTTTAGTAAGTAATATGAATACATGTAATTAATTTGCAAACGGTATGAACTAGTGTATTGTTTAAAAAAGGACCCTTTGTTTTTATTGGGTCCCCTAGCCCCCGGGGGTATATAAAATTTTATGAATGTTGAGCATCTAACAGAAGACGAACTTAAAGACATAATATTAAAAAAACAATTAGAATGGATTAAGTTGTGCCAGGATAATTTTTTACTTTTTGCTGAAGCTATGTGGCAAGATTTTATTTACCGTAAGGATACAAAAAAATTAGGTAAAGGACACCATGAAATAATTGCTGAAGCCTTTCACGATATTGCTGATAGGGACGCAAAAAGGCTCATTATCAACATGCCACCTAGACATACTAAATCTGAATTTGCATCTTATTTATTTCCTGCTTGGTATATTGGAAAGTATCCAAAGAAAAAAATAATGCAGGTATCGCACAACGCAGAACTTGCTTCACGGTTCGGTAGCAA